TAAAGATATGTTTTGTTTTGTTTTATGCTGTGGTGCGTTTAAAAAGTTATTTACATCAAAACCCTCAGAGATAGCATCAGAGGCATCCCATTTGTCTGGCTTGCCTCTTGGAGGCGTTAGCATGGTCACAGAGGTAGCTCCAGCCTTTGTCGCTAAGTCTTGCACTAACTTTGCTACTTTGACCCCTGCGCTATCGTTATCAGGCCATAGAATGACTTGCTTGCCCTGTAACGGAGAGAAATCATAGCTAGGTGCAGATCTAACAGAAAGCATACCAGCGCCCCCTAAATGACAGGTGGCTGTATGACCCAAGGAGTTTAGATCGTCTGCACACTTCTCACCTTCAACCCATATGATGCGCTCTGCTTCTAATATACCCGGAATGTTGTACAAAGGTCTTGTATCTGGCATTTTAGGAAACGTACTGTTGCCAGAGAATTGACGAAACTCTTTCTTAGCCTTGCCATCATTACCTCGAAGAACCTCTCCATCTTCGCTCCTAGATATGTAACGCCGTACAAGGCATATGATCTCACCCTCACTAGATGTATAAACGTGTTCACCATCATGTGGTGTGTTTATGTCAATCTGCATCTTTTGAGGTTTTGGGCTTTCCTGGTTAAGATTAAGATTGACAGGGTTCTCTGGTGGAGGTGGACGAAACTCTGGCCCTAAGTAATCAGCAAAGTATTCAGACACGTCTTGCAGCGTCATACCTCGACCTTCCATCATAATCTTTGTAATACCGCCAACGCCTTCATGGGTACTGAAATCCATACCTTGCATAAAATCAGATCTATTAGCATCAACAGATATCTTTAGTGACTTTCCCTTTTCTCCATCTAAAGAACCAATTTCAAACTGTGTTCCTCTCATTATCCCATTGGGATATGTATCAATTAACGCTTGTAATTGTACTGATTTTGGAACTTTTTCACTAATATCGTCTGCTAGATTTTTTGATTTTGTATTACCAATTCTAAGTACGCCCATTTTTCCACCCAATTTATATTTTTATTTTTATTGCTCCCAACACGCATTCTGAAAATCACAGAACCTACACAAATAAAAATCCTTACTCTGTGCGATGCGTGGTAGAATGTCACCTGATTTAATTGCAGTCAAGATATTTACCGCTTTGTCGCTTGCTGACTGAGCAAGGTCTTTATCAAAAGGAACTAATTCATAATAGATTTCACTTGTGTTTTTATTAACAACCGTAAACAAACATGGGTTGTCTGATAGTTCCATATACGCCTGGTACAAAGCTATTTGAGTTGCATAAACTTTATTAGCTTTTGCCACACCAAGCTTAACAAATTCTTTAAACTTTCTATCATTTGCAGATTTGTTTTCCCACAACAAAGGATAGTTCATAGTGACAGGTCCATCACAGATAACGCCATCTATGTGGCCTTTAATCTGATCATCAGCTATTGAAAAACCAAACTGCTTACCATTGGTATCTTCTGTTCTTAAATCAAACTTTGCATCTCTTAACCACTTTGCAGCGTAATCCTCAATCTCATGTCCAAACTGAAATATACGCAATGTTCTAGCACTAAATTCTTTATCCTTGTCTGATGGATACCCCATAAACCTGTATTGAATTTTTCTTGAACACTCCTCTCCAATGGAAGAAGCACCTATGTACTTCCTCTTTGGCTTTTTATTATTAACCTCAACGATTGCTTCATCAACTGCAAACTCAATGTGGTCAGTAATATTCTTAAAAGGGGATACTGGTTGTTGCGCTGACGCCAGTTGACTCATAGTAATCGTCTTCGAGTTTTCCAATTTTTACCTCCGCTTCTATTCTTCGTGCATTTTGCAAACCAAAAATTAAGGTTTGAGCATCTTTATCTGTTAAATCACATAATCTTTTTTCCCACCCAATGCCTTTGCAAATAAGTGACAACTCCTCCATAGGTTTTCTTAAATCTGTATCCATATCTCTCCCTCAATGTATTCTTTTATCGTCTTCGTAATGGCTATATAAATCCATAACCATTTTTATTTTTTTCTTATCAATATTGTGGTTCTCAAAAAACAAATTCATTATCTTATCTGGATTTACTTTTATGTAAGCTATCCCAAACAAAACTATTTTTTTTAAATCTATTAAACGATCAGTATGTTCATCAACAATTTTTGTTGCTGTGTCATGTACTTTTTTATCGTCATTTGGATTATCTGCCCAGCATATCATGTCATATTCTTCTGTGTTAATCTCACCAGAATCGTTCTCTAGTGCTAACAGTATTGACATTTCAAATCTTGGCATCACTCTTTCCCTGTTGACATTTCTCCGCCCAAACTAGCGTAACCTATTTTGTCTACCCAAGAGTCTTCATGGTCTATAGTTTCAACTAATCTACACGTCTTTGTCCAGTCCATCATCAACGCAATATGCCCTGGTGTCAAATGACCATGCGTTTTTATGGCTCCATCAACGATAACATTCCAACCAATTGCTATGCGCTCATGGTTAATTTTTGCATCACCGTACACCTCAGCTCGATCACCATTAACCAATTCTTTTGCTGAATCAATTAAATCATTTCTCTCCATTACCAATCTCCCTCACCATTTTATCAATATCATTTTTGTTCCAAAGATAGCTTAACCAACAAGCCGCTTTGTATTTGTCCCAAGAAAAATCCATTGGGCTAACAGTGACACCATTTGACTTTAAATGTTGCACTTGCAAAGCAGACGGAGTTTGTGAAAGCCATCTTTTTGTTTTGTTAGCTGCACTACTATCTTCAATCTCTCGAAGAAAATCATCTGCTGCAGAAGTTGCTTGCACACGAGCGCCAATAGAAACAGCCCTTAATTTACCATGTTTAGATTTAACAATAGCTATAGAAGTATCATCTATCGTAGCAACTAAACCAAATCCTTGAAATCCTGTAGCCATCATACAAGATCCATTGCCAAAAATATCTAACCATCTGAACGGAGATAGTTGCATTAAATCGTATTCTGTTAATGAGAAGTCTGATAGTTCTGACTTTGCAACGCCCTCAAAACCATGACCACAATTAGGACATACTCTTGAGTTAGCTGGAATGATGAAATCACACTCTGGGCATTGTTTCTCAATTCCCATTCCTTCAACGTTCTCTGGAGCGCCGTCTAGGTTTACGTTCTCATCTAAAGCACCATGCGTTAAGATACTGGTGCCAAAATCTAAAACAATGCAATCTTTCTTAATTAATCCCGGATATATCTCTGGGTCAATGATACGCAATCCACGCCCAATCATCTGAACCATTGTAGATTTGTATGAGCATGGCCTAGTGAGAACAATGCACGAAACAGGTGGAGCGTCAAAACCTTCAGTTAAAACAGCTACGTTTATTACAACCTGGACATTACCAAACTCTAAACTCTGCAAAATATCTGCACGTTCATCAGAAGGCGTTTCTCCAGTTACGATTTCTGCATTAATATCATTTGCAACAAACTCATCAAGCAAAGCATTTGCGTGGCGAATAGTAGAGCAAAACACAACGGTTTTTCTATCTGAAGCCTTCTCTAACCACTCTTTGACCACACGCTCATTAATGATTGTACGGTTCATAATTGCTTCAACTTGCTCCATATCAAAATCGTTAGCAAGCTTTCGAACTTCTCCCAATTCGCTCTGCACACCAACGTCAATAACGTAGGCAGTAGGCTTTACTAAAAAGCCCTCACGAATTAATGTAGTTAATTCAATCTGATGTGAGCAGTTGTTAAAGACACTCTTTAACCCTTTTCTATCTCCACGATTAGGAGTGGCTGTAAATCCTACGATTTCAGCGTTGTCATTGTCTTCTCGAATTGCATCAATAATCTTTTGATATGTCGGAGCGGCAGCATGGTGACTTTCGTCTACAACAACCATATCAAACTTAGGTCTATTGCGTAAGTTTGCATCCCTGGACATTGTTTGAACCATAGAGAAAACAGCTTCTCCATCCCAATGTTTCATTGAGCCGTTCACAACGCTAGTCGTAATGTAGGGATTTACTTTATTAAACTTAACGCTGTTTTGTTCAACCAGTTCATCTCTATGTTGAAGAACTAAAACACGTTTTCCTTTTTTATGTCTCTTGCCAATTAAGGCAGACATCATGATAGTCTTTCCAGCCCCTGTAGGAGCAACAACAATTGTGTTGTTATGTTTATCGAGGGCTGTAGACGCATCTGACACAGCGACCTCTTGATAGGGTCTTAATAACATTTGATTTCCTTACGCTACTGGAAGTTGGGGGGTTAGCGGCTCACGGCCCCCCGATCCGTGTTTCTAGCAGACAACCAAGAGTCCTGCCGCTAGATTATTTATTTGCCCAACTAGGAATAGGACCACCTGATCCTGGTTGTGCTTGTGCCTGTGGCTGGTGCGTAGGTTGTTGCACCTGCGGTGAAGCGTAATTACCCGAAGGAATGAACTCTTTTTGGTTTGGTGTCAACGCTACCATGAGCTTGTTTTGATCATCATAACCATTTGTACCCTTCTTGATACCAACTTTAGCACAGATTTCCATACCAGTCAAAGCGTCCACGCCAGAGATCTGACGACGAGACTGTGCTTCTGGAGACATATCCGCTGGGTCTAAGTTATTTGCGCTTTCAATAATTGATCGCAAAGTGCGTAAACCAATCTCTTTTGCTAATGGAATACCACTTTCACCCATCTTGTCACCATCAACAAAAATTCTGTCCCAGAACTTACGACGGTCAAACTGACCACCAATAATTGTAAACTCTAGTTCCATCCATTTTGCAGATGAAGTCTGTGATGCTTTAAACCACTGACCATTACCAAACTCTGGGATTGATGTTTCGCCCATCTTTACCAAGATCGTCGCCCTTGCTACTGTGCCAATCGGAATTAGAGTTCTTTCCATTTGACCTGTTTCTGGCTGTACTTCATTTAAGTTAATCATTTTTATTTACCTCTTCTTTAGGAGCTTGTGTTTTAGGATCGACAAAATTCAACGGTCTTTCAGACTGAGGTTTGCCGCTCCCCATTTTAGCGATCAGTTTACCTAAGTGTGGCTCTTCAAGCGCGTCAAGACGACCAGATCTATCCTTTGCTGGATACCCCCAATCATTTAAAGCATGACACACAAAAGCCCTGTAGGGTCCGTTCTCGCCAGTTAAAATAGACATTGTAATCATCTCATCTACAATGCCTGGTAGTTCACGCCCTGTCTTAGAGCCTTCGATTTGTAGAGAATATTGCTTTCGATTATAATCATCTGTTGTTTCATCTAAGATACCAACAAAGATTACATTCTTTTCTCTAATGTGTTGAAGATGTGTTAGCCAAGCCATCATCTCACGACCATGCAGACCATAAGCAGATCTGGTATCTAACTTACCTGTTCGATCTGATCTACTTTCTGGTTGTTGTTGACACCATTGAAAACATAAACGTCCGGCAACTGTGATTGAGTCAATAAACAAAGTATCGTACTTGTTCATCATTTCTTCACGCTCACCATAAATAGACGAAACATAGTCAAAGTGTGATTTACCATAAGGCTGATCTTCTGCCAGTGACGGATTAGGACCACCCAAGAAGCACGCAAAATCTCTGCATTCCCCCCAGGTTCTTGGCCTAATCACATCAACAGGCCACCCCTCAATGGCTGCATCTCCAGCTTCAAGGTCAAAGAACAATGTACTATCATAGTCTAAAGTTCTAGCAAGAGTTGTTTTACCAACTCCGCTAGGACCACATACCACAATCTTATGACCTCGTTTTTCTGCCATACGTTGATCGGCAGTTATAATATTTAAACCCATTCTAGTCCTCCAATTCTACTTTGAAAGAACCAATCTCGGTGGTTCTACAAGTTTGCAATAGATCACGAACATCTGGAGTAGCCGCATTATATTTGGTTTCCTCCACATGATAAGTAATTTTTGCGTAATGATTTGCATTCACTGGGGACATACTCGTGAAGACTTCTTTCAAAGCCTCCTGGTCCCAAGTAACTTTCTTAGTGACTTTTACTTTGAACTTCATGTTATCAACTAAAACGCTAGTTGTACCAAAGTCCTTTCCAAGTTCACTCAGTTTTTGACGTGCAATTGGTAAGTAAGATTCTGAAAGCTTTTCATCAATCTCTTTTACCTGAACCTTCAACAAACGGATTTGTTGAGACAGTTCGTCACGACGAGTAAACAATTCAATATTTGACATAATCAACCTCTCTTAGTTATTTTAATCTGCTAGAACGTTAAAATATGACCGATTAATTTATTATGTCAACTACTTTTTTTTAGATAAGTATATTTCTATGCCAAGACACGCTTTCATAAGCTTCTTTTTTAGTTTAAATTCAGGGGTTTCTACACCTTTGGCATCTTCAATAATTTCTTCCCAATCACCTTCTGGATTTTGTCTTTTGTATCTAAAGTCGGCTATGTAAGCACAGATCTTTTGACCATTCACCTCCAGATTAAACCTTACTTGCAGCTCTAAATCTTTTACAGTTTTGGCGCGTTCAAGGGATTTTAGGTACAAATATCGTTCTGATTCCCACTTAGAATCAAATTTAATATTATTGATAATAACTTTTTTATTACCATATTTGGGTCTTGACCCAAGCCTTCTGGGATTATATGTTGTTCTTGCTAACATTATTGGGAAGGAACCTCCATGCCAAACCCCGGAAAATATAAATCAGTAGGACTAAACCTTGAAGCTTATGGTAAGCTAGTATTCATAGCAGATCAAGAGGATCGCGCTATAGGGCGTCAATTGTCACGCATGATAGACCAGGAATACAATAGAGTATCTGCAGCTACAGGGCAGCAAATGACTAGAACTGAGACTGTAAGAACACCAGTCGGTAGCGGTCTAGGTGGCTATGCTGTAATTGAAGACTAAAGAAGATCGGCGCTTCCAAGCCCACCAAGTAAGCTCGAAGCTACTGCTGGGTTTTGCGCCGCTCTTTGTCTTATATTACTTTTTCTTATAGCTTCTTGCCTTATTTGCTCTATAGGACTTAAAGGTGCTGCAGGTGTTGGGGCTTTAGGAGAACCAGAAAAAATATCTTGTTGAAAAAGCTCAGATTGAGGTGGCGTTACAATTGGAACAGGCGTGCTTTGATCTGAAGCTTGATTATAAGCTGCACGAGGCACCCCTTGACGCGCAACTTGACCAGACCCCGCTAAACCAAGACCTGAAACCTTACCTGCTTGTTGTGCAATTTTTTGTAATCCAGACAAGTTTGCAGCATTTTGTTGTGTCATTTGATTTATTGCCTGAGAGGTACTCATACCAGACTTTTTAAATTTTATATATTGTTCTAACTTAGCTGTGTCGTTAAATATTTTTCCTAAGAAACTAAATTTTGCTACTTTACCTGCATTTTTAAGAGGATTACTTGCAAACCCTACCGTAATTCCTGCCGTTGCTATTGCGCCTTCTTTTCCAAAATCCCCAAGACTTTCTAAATCTTTTCCAAGTTCTTTAAGATTTTTTAAATGCTCTTTACTATATATTTTTTCAAGAACTCCTGGTTTGTAACTATCTAAAGCTTTACTTAAACCAGCAGATGCTCCTTTAGTTGAGAAAATATCCTGGTCGACGTATTTAAGGATGTCCTCAGTAATTAAACCCCTTATTTGTTCTAAAGCAACTGGGTCGTTTCTAAAAAAATTTAATGTTCTTGACACTTCTGTCTGTGTCATTTTTGGATTTATTACTAATCTAGCAGCGTCTTCTGGAGTTAAATTTCCATCACTAAGTTTTTTTATTGCAGTATTTTTAAAAGCTTCTTCAAGATTATTTTGAGCCAAACTTAATCTTTGGAGAGAAGAGACTAAATTATCTCCAGGCTGTTGGGATATAATACTTTTTAATGTAGCGTCATCCAATGAATTATCTAATTTAGCGTATCTTAAACCTTTTGATAATTTTTGAACTTGATCCCAATTTTCTTTAAATAAAACTTTTCCTGTTCCTTTTAAAGCTTTTATTTGTTCGTAAAAAGCTTGTCCATTAAATGCTGTTGGATCATCTAAATCTCTACCTGCTTTAGTCATAGCATCATCTAAATATTGACGTGCTAATCCAGATCTGACTTCTTCTGGATTGTCTACAGCTCTCAAAAGATAATTTAATCTTTCAGGAGAATCATTTTTAATTATTTTTCGTGCAAGACCGTCACTAAACAATCCTGGTTCTCTTTGAGCTTTTCTAAAGTTATCAATTATGCGTAAATCTGAAACTCTTTCAAACCTTTCAATCCCAGCTCTATAATTATCCATTGCTTTATTTCTAGCCTTTGCAGCTTTTGCAAAAGTTTTTGGTTTAGGAATGCCCCTGAGAGTAGATATATTTAAACCATCCATTTGATCGTCTATTATAGTTCTAAATACATTTAATTGATCCATAACAGTTCTGCTAGGAGTACCGTTAAAAAACATATCATCATTAATTGACTTTCTTAAAATAGATAAGTTTTCAAAAGAAGCTTTTCCATCAAGGTCATCAAGAGTATTTTTTATTTTTAACACAGTAGGGTCTAATTGATTAGGTGATCCAGCGCGTTCAAGAAGATCATCCATTTTAGCTTTTAAAGTTTTTGTATCAAAAACCTTTAAGTATCCCCCAGTTCTCGTTGCAGGTTGTCCATTAATTAAAATACTAGGTTCTTCTTTTATTATTTTTGACAGAATGTCATCTATAGCTTGAAACTCCTTTCCTGAAACCTCGCTAAAGTTAGAAAACGCAGAATTTATAGATTTTAATGTTGAATCATTTACTTCAAAACCTTCTTTAGATGCTTTTTCTAAAAAATTAATAGCATCATCAATTGAAGTAAGTGCAGATTTCTGTGCTGCACTTTGAGCGCTTTCTAAAGCTTTAAGTTGTGCAACACCTGAAGTTTCTAAGGTTTTACCTAAATCATCTAAACCTGTTTGATTTGCATTGAGAGTTTTTCTTAAATTATCAGCTTCATTAAGGGCAAAGTTTATATTTTTTGTTAATCTAGTTTTATCTTGAGTAATACCCTCTGCTAACTTTTGACCATACGAAAAAGCCCTTCCCGCACCAACAGATTCATAACTTGGCTGTCCTCCTCTTTGTATGATTGAAAGCGCCCTATCAAGACCTTCTTGTTGTAGTTGAGCCGTTGGGGATGTTGCTAATGATTTTCCCTTTCTAACGGCTCCTGTAGCTAACTTTGTACCACCTCTACCAATAGCAAAAACAGTACCACCAACTAAATCTAAACCACCAGCAATTGCCGCTTCCATGGCTACATCTTTAGCAACTTCTTTACCAGTTTGCGTTTGAACCCCAAGTAAATATTCTATTCCCTCTTCAATAGCTTGAAAAGTAGCTGCACCTGTCGCAGAACCTACCGCACTACCACCTATTATTCCGGGAAGACCTCCTGGCACACCTAATATACCACCAACTATTGAACCACCTACGCTACCAACAACCTCTGGAGCAATACCAGCTAAATCAGAAAAATCTTTCATACTAAAGGCATCGTCTTCAATAATTAAATTCTTACCCTTGTACTCTATTCCTCTATCTAATTGACCTTTTTCTGTAAGAGCTAAGTTTCCGCCTTCATCACGAGTAAAACCATCCTCACCAACAAGACTTGTTAGTATAGCCTCTTTGTCTCCTGAAGTTTCTCCAAAAGAAATTAAAGAACGTAACTTTCCGTCTGCACCAGAACTGTAATCAAATTTATCTAAATCACGGCCTCTTCTTTTGTCAACTAAATCTCCTAAACTTTGATTTGAATTTAAAGTTGAAAAAGACAAAGAACCAAGAAGATCAGCAACTTCTGAATCATCAACATCTTGCTCTATTGCTTTAAAGGCTGTGAGTTTTTGACGGTCACTAAAAAGACCTGATTCTATTCCTTGAAAAAGAGTTAATTTAGTTCTATCTTCCATTTTTCTTTATGAGCCTCGATCTTTTTTAAAATTTTCCATATAAAGATTAAGAGCTTCTTGTTCTTTTTCATCTAATGATGCGTTATTATATGCCTGATCACCAATTCTTCTTCCAGTATATTTATTTAATGTACTAAGACCTTGTTGTATATCTCTCCTGCCGCCTACAATAATATCTGAGAATAAACTATCAATTCTTGCTCTTAAAGATCTAATGTCAGTACCTAATTTTAATTGTCCAACGATTCTTTCTACACGTTCACGATCACCGTCTGAAATTGTTTTACCAGATTCTCCAAGAATCCTTGAAGCATTTTTCATTGCTATGTTATCTAGTATTCTAATCATTTTTCCTGATTCTGTTTCGTCATCACTAAACCTAATACCAAGAGCCGACCCAAAACTATCAATTTTATCTAAAGTAGATGTAAAAACGTTTCTATTATCTGCAGCTAACAAGCCTAAATCAATAAATTTTTCTTCAGCTTCACCAAGATCTTTAGCCATTCTGGAAAGTAATCTGTAAGACTCAGCTCCATCTCCGCCCATAATTGTTTTACCATTTGGATTGTTATTTGGGTTAGGGTCAAATACTCTAATTTGAAATGCTTCATCTTTAATACCAGGAATTAAATTAACATTTCTTCCCGCTGTAAGATATAAATTTTTTGCTTCTGGAGTTTTCATCGCTTCTTCTACAATACTTGCCCAACTTGATCCTGGCAAAACATCAAATTTAGAAGAAAATTCAGGATTTTCCATTAATTTAGACAGTTCATATTTATTTAAAGATTGTAGAGAACCTTTATCTAAATTAGCAATTTGACCACTAATACCCTCACCTTTTGGTATAAGATAATAATTTTCACGAGCCATTGCTTTTTCTTTAGCGGCAGTTCGTTTAGCTTCATCTGCGGAACGCATTTCGATAGCATACTTACCAGCTTGTGCAGCGCCAACTTTTGCTTCTTTTTTAGCGGCTTCTAGTTTTGGTAGGGCTTTTTCTCCAGCTTCTCCAACAGAAGATAACATCTTACCTACATTAAATCCTTTACCAGCTTTATTTTGCATTAAAGCTAATCCCATAGCCATTAAAGCTGAACTTTTATCAACCTTACCACTAACATCAATACCAGTAGCTTCCGCAAATTCTTTTTTATAATCGTCAATGCTTTTTTGTTCAGGTGTATCTGGCCCAGTTCCACGAGCTTCTGTTATAAAATCCTGCATGGCTGAGGCAAACAAATCCTCTGTTGAGTTTGGAGCAGAATCTATTTTTGTATCCCCAAGAGCTTTTTCTCTTCTGTTTAATGCAGCTTCGTCATCAATAGCTTTTTTTGCCTTTGCCTCTTGAGCTTTTCTTGCTTTAGCTGGGTCACCAACAGGGGGAGCCATACCCATTACAGATTCTTCTGTGTAAGAATCAATTATATTTGAATCTATTGGCATATTTAAAAAATCATCAGTAGGAATAAAATCTGTTAATTGTTGGTCATAAATTGGATCAGTAATTTTTGTAATAGGTTGTTCTTTAGCACCTTCGCTTATATCACTACCCGCTTTTTTCAAAAAATCAAAAATACCAAGACCCATTGCT